CACGTTACCTTTACCTCTACGAGTTTGTTTTGCGATTACGTTAGCATCTCTTTCGATTTGGAAAATCAAACCTTTGAAACGCTCAACAGACCAACGACCGTTAGAGTCAGTATCTAAGTCAAAATAACCAGCAGTAGTTGTACCATACTGAGCACCAGCAACAGCACAAGTATAGATTGTACGGATAACTTCACGATTGATTTCAGCAAGAATTTCAGTAGAAAGAATGTTAGACAATTCTGTCTCAGCGTCAAGACCATGAATTGCTTTTAAGTCTTGTGCGAGTTCTAATGAATATTCAGCTTTCAAAGCACGTGATTGAGCAGTTACAGTAACTTTCTCAATTGAGAATGCCATCTGTTGGAAAGCAGCACCGTTAGCAGCGTCTAAAGCACCTAACAATTCAGCGTTAGCTGTTGGGATACCAATACCAGTAGTAGTAGCACCAGAAGTAACGTTTTGGAATGTGTTAGCTGTATCAGTTGTTAATGTACCTTGGAAACCGTATGGGTTAGCAGCAGATGGGTTACCAGAGAATACTGTATTTGCTTCATTGTAGAAAGCTTCAGCATTACCAGTACCTTGACCTGTGTAACGAGCACGCATTGCGAAGATTAAGCCTGTTGGGCCAGTCATTGGTTGTACACCAGCAACATCATAAGCAATAAGGTTAGGTAAAGAACGGCGAACTAAAGAAATCAAGATTGGGTCGAAATTCTGTACACCACCAGCAACGTTAGTTGGGCCAGTATCAGTAATAGTTTCGTTCAATGCTTGACGGTCTTGTGCCATTGCTTGACGTTGATTTTCCAAAATAACCGTTGTAACTGCACGCTTATATGGGTCTTTAATGGGATCTAATTCTGGATGCTCCAGAACTGGCTCCCATTTCTTTTGTAGTTCTTCTGTTAAATACATTTAAGTCTCCTTGTTATTTTTTCCAAACTTGGTTTGTATATTTATTTTACCAAAGTTTTAGAGATTGTTTGTGCATAAAGATTGATTTCAGAGTCACCAGACTTGGTAGTCTTTTTATCTTCTTCAATCAAAACTTCATCGTCCAATGCAAAATTGTCGGCAACTTTAACGTTAGCTTTGAAATATGATTCTTTCAAAACGTCAAGTTTTTCAACAAATTCTTCTTCAGTAGTGAATTCTACGTTCTCTGCGAGCGATTTTAATTTTTCTACTTGAGTTTGCGTTAGGCCTTCACACGCTGTGTAGATAGCCTCAATTTTTTTCTGTTCATTTAATTCTTTTGATAACTCGATACCACGAGCGATTTGTTCGTTGAGAGCAGCTTCTGTTTCTTCTAATTGAGCGGCTAATTCTTCAACAACATTTACTTGCTCTTCTGGAACATCGATGTAGTGTTCTACGAATACGTTACGTAAAGCAGAAATAAAGTTTTCTGTAATTTCAGCACGTAAACCAGATTCGATAGCCAATTGGTTATCTTTCATCCATTCTTCTACCATGTAGTTGAGGTAGTCATCAACTTTGGCTGCCATTTCTTCTTTGATTGTTTCAACGGCAATTTCAAATTCTTCCATCAATTGATTTTCAATTTCTTCAACGATTGGTTCTACACGTGATAAAACGGCAGCTTCAAAAATAGTAGCAGCACGCTCTTTGAATTCTTCTGAAAGATTTTCGCCTTGTAACATAGCTTCTACATCTTCACCATAAGATTGGAATGTAGCACCTGGATTCATTTGCATTGTTTGTTGTGGCATTTTGCCCATGATACGGTCACGAATAGCAGCGTAATCAGTTGCAGATGTTTGATGTGGGTGAGTAATGTCAGAACGGCCCATAGTTTGTTGTGGTTGACCTTTCAGACTAGTGATACCAACACCGTCTTTTTCGGAACCTACAGGAGGTGTAGCACCTGGAGGAGTTGCTGTTGGACTACCTTTTGTATACTGTGGTAAGCCATCGTGCATTTCTTCTGGTGAATGACCAATATCGCCAGCATCGTTTGTACCGTATGCTGTTTTAGACTGTAAACGATCCTCACCTACTTCACCGTCAGGATGCTTGTCTGAACCACGCATACCCATTTTGGATTTGATGTTACCATCAAAAGTTGATTTAGAATCTTCGCCTAAAAGAATTGACTTAGCGGCGTCAGATAGATTGTAATTTGCCATTTTGAAAATCTCCTTGATTTATTTGGATATATTTATATTTAAAGTTTTTTCATGAAGTTCTCAAATATGTGTAGACTAACTTTCTCAATATCTCTCTGTGACGCTTTACGTATTTGTTGTATCGCTTCAGAGTGGTCTTGTTCTGTCCAAACACCATTGACTAACATCCATTCTTTACCTTCCATAATACCTTGTACAAAAGCACCAGGTGCGGAAGGGTCTGCTACAATATCTGCCGCTGTGGCTAGATAAAAATCGGGTTGTACTACATTAACGCCATTGACGTTTTTTAACGAACCCATGCCTCTTGAAGATACACCCAACTGTGCGCCGCCTTCAATCAATTGACGAGCGATAGTACCCATAGGTGTATCTAAAATTTTTGCTTTACCAATCCATTGGTGTCCATCTTCACGCAAAGATGTAATAATATGAGATACACGGTCAAGATTGATAGTCGGTGTTTCAGGATGACCTAACTCACCAAATGCACGATTCTTATTAATATATTCTTCGTTATAACGATGAACTTCTTTTTTCATCGTATTGTATTCATATAAACGGCCATTTTTATTTTTTCTTTCGGAAACTAAAAATGGTCCTTCAATGTGTAAAACTTTTTTACCATTCGATTCTTCAACCAAATAACTTACTGTTTCGTTAATTTCTTTAATTAGTTTCATTATAGTTGCCTTATGGTTTAATTGAATATGGACCGTAGTTAAATGCAGCAGGCTCATTAAATTGACCACGTTGATACATTTGATTATTTTTACGTATTGTAAGAATTAATGTATAAGCACTATTTGCAGTACCGCCTGTTGTTTGAATACCAATGTCTCCGTTACCAATTGTATTTGCACGAACACCATCACCAGAATTATTGATAATAGATGGTAATTGTTCACCTAATCCAAACTCACCTTGTAAGTTTAAATGGAAAATGGTTGCTGAGTTAGCATAAGCAGAAGCAGCACCTGTTGTGTTATTACCTGACCAAAATAGTTCTACACCACCAACGTTGGTAGTTGGAAAGTTAACGTAATATTTTACACCAGTTAATTGTAAATCGTAGTAAGATAAAGGTGTGTTTGCTGAACCGCCTTGAGAGTTGGCAACTGGATAACCGTTTGTTGCTAAAGCACCAAACAGAGTATTTGCTTGAATACGTGAAACGTTTAATTCAGAACCAGAAGCACCATCAAACAAACCAGTTAACTTAATAACTGCATCTGTTTGAGTATCTCTTAAAACTTGATAAGTAAATTTATTTGACATATTATGGCTTTATTGAGTATGGTCCTGCGTTGAATGCTGCCGGGTCATTAAACTGACCACGTTGATAGTAAGCATTATCTTTACGGAGTTCAACAATTAAAGTGTAGGCGCAGTTAGCAACTAAACCTACCGACATAACACCAATATCACCTGTAGCACCAACAGCATTGTTTTGAATTGTTACCATGCCTTGTTCTTCTGAATATTGACCACATAAGTCCATATTGAAGATAGGAACATTGTTTGCTGGATTTGTTGCTGACCAAAATAGTTCAACATATCCTTTTTGTTGTGAAGCGATGTTATAACCAATTCTAGAAATTGTTATACCATAATATGGTAGTGCTGTGTTTGCAGCACCGCCTTGATTGTTTGCTAATAAGTAACCGTTAGTTGCCAAAGCACCATACAAACTATTTGCTTGAATACGAGAAACATTATTTTCTTGACCACTACCATCAAAATTAGCGGTTAATTTAATAACTGCTTTTTGAGTGGTGTCTTTCAATACTTCGTATGTGTAAATATTGGCCATGTGTTAACCTATTTTATTCTTGTTCTGTTTCTACAGCTTCTTCTTTTGCTCTAAGCATATTTTGAGCAATTTCTTGTTTTTTTGCTTCAATGTGAGCAGTTACTTTATCATGAATAGATGCATACAAAGCGTTACGAAATTCAACGCCGTTATCATCCATTGCGTAGTCTATAATATTTTTATCCATAATTTATTCTCCTAATTAACCTATTTATTCATCTTCATTCTCTTGGTCTGCCGGATTAGCAGATTGCTGAGGAATGTTAGACATCATCATTTGTTGAGACACATCATTCATTGTTTGTTGTGGTAATCCTAAACCCATTTCTTTTTCTTCATCGATTTCTTCTTGCATTTCTTTGATTTCTTCATCAGTTAAACGCAATACATTACGTTGAATCCATGCTTGTGAGAAGTAACGACCAGTATATGGATCTACGTTTGCCAATAGTGTCAAACGTTCTTTGATTAATTCTGCATCTTTTAATTCTTTAAAGTTATTGTCTTTAATGAAGTCATAATGAATATGTTCCTTCATTTCTTTCCATTCTTCATCGGTACAAATACCTTTGAGAACACATTGTACACGCATTGCTTGGTCAAACAAATCAGCAAACTTATTACGTAGACGGTCAACAAACTTAGCAAACTTTAATTCGTCACGTGTAATTTCATTTACACGACCAAGAGAAAAACCAGAAGATTCTGGATTCAAACGTGAGATTGGAACACAAAGAGCTTTATAAAGTTTCTTCTCAAAGTATTTGACATCTTCTAACTCACCAAGATTTTGTCCGCCTGGTAATGTAGTAATCTCTGTACCTTTTCCGCCTTCTCTACGTGGTAACCAAAAGTCTTCCATCATAGATAAGAATTTACGGTCATCACGAACTTCACCTGTATTAGCATCATATACAAGTTTATTCTTGTATTTAACCATGATGTCACGGAGGTATTGTTCGGCCTTTAATTTGGGTAAATTGCCAACATCAATATAAAAAATACGGCGCTCAGGAGCCCTAGATATACGATAAATAACTGTCGCATCTTCAATCATTCGGAGTTGGTTAAGTGGCTTAATAGCTTTATGAAGATACGAGAGAACCACAGCACGGCGGGAATCCATAAGACCACTAACAACAGATATAATGGAGTCGGTAGTGATACGAACTCCAACGGGACCAAAGTTGCTAGAAGAACCAGACACAACCTTGTCATTAAAAATGTAGTATTCGTTGACGACATTCATTATCTCCACGCCAGTGCGTTCATCTTTCTTTTTCTTAATCTCACGAACTTTTTTAAGTTTACGAGGGTCTATGTACCTCATTTCATGAATGCCCGCTACAGGATTTTCACGGTCAATAATCATATGATAATATAATCTTCCGTCAACATAATATCTACGGAAAATATCTTGAGCCATATTGGTATAGTTTAATAACCTTAATACGGTATTGAATTCTGTTTGAAGTGATTTTTTAATTTTATCTGAAACTTTAAGGTCGTCTAATACCATTTTGATATTACGACCATCGTCATCTTGGCAAATAGCTTCGTTAATGATATCATCGATTGCTGATTCAATTTCTGGTTGCATCGCCATTTCACGATAACGACCAATCAGTTCTATTTCATTTTTTGCGGTGCCATCTAAGTCAACGTAAGTTCCATAATAAGCGGCAGAAGTAATTGTGAGTGCGCCATCGTCATTTACTGGAGGCGTAAAAGATTGTTGCGTAGTTTGGTCCTCTAAGTCCCTATCTCTCGCAATTGTAAAACCAAAGAGTGAAAATTTATTAGCTGCCATTTTGTCCTATATCAATTCAAAAAAACATAATGAAAGAGGCCAAAGCCTCTTTCGTAAAATAAAACATATTAGGTTGTAGATGCGGAAGTTCCACCAGTTGGAACAGCTTCCCACCATTGATAATCAAATGTTACACTATATTCTTCGATAGTGTCATTTGAGCCCCAATCCAAATCAATAGTACCAAGGTCAATTGGAAATAAACCAACAAATTTATATTGTTTTAAAATATTATTAGTTTTACCGTATTGTGTTACAATCGCATCAGCAGTATAACCTGCTGGATTAATAGCTGCTGTACTTCTTACGTTACCTGCGTGACTATTAATTGCATTCATCCAAGATTCCATTGCATTACGAATAATGAAATTTTCATCGTTGATGATTTGTAATGACCATTGGGCAAAGTTTCTATTGCCAGCAAATTTTAATTCACGACCAAAATAATATTGTGATACTGTACCAACAGATGATCCTGGCAACTGTGCGGACTTAGCCATGAAAGTTGTTTGTTGACCAGCAGCAACACCATTTACAGCAATGGTCGGGAACGATAAATTAACTGAGAATAGATTAGGACGGGCGCCGTCACCAATCATATTTGCTCTAAATTCTGCTACATTGAATGCCATTTTTTTCTCCTATATCGTTGAATTATTTATCAGAATTGGCCAACGACTTCAGTAAAATTAACACCAGTTCTTACTGCCACAAAGTTCAACTGAATGAAATTAATGGAACGAGCAGGTTTGATATAAATGTCACCAACGAATTGATTAGAATCAATGACTTGTGGTGTATTATTTGTAGTATCACAAACAACACGGAAGTCAGTAATACCACGGCGACCTTGAATATCACGTAAATAAGGTGTTACTAAAGCAACAAACTGATTACGAGTAAAGTCATCATTGAATTCAAACAATGAGAACTTAGATGCTGTTGCAATTGCTTTTTCTAGAGAGATGAACAATCTACGAACATTGATACGGTCAAATGCTGAAGGTTGATTCAAGAAAGTCTTGTCACCAAACAATACAGTACCTTGACCAGGGAAAGTAGCAACTGGATTAACACCTAAAGGATATAAAATATCTCTTTGTGCTTTATTTGGATTCCATGCTAACTTAACAACGTTCTTTAAATTACCACGATTGAAACCAGCAGGTGAGAACCATGGGTCACGAACTGAATCTGTGTATACACAAAGACCAGCGATGTCACCATTTAATGGTATCCAACGATATACGTTATTATATTTGTCAAACATATATTTCCAACCACAATCAGCAACAGCATATGATGTTGTTGTACCAATTGCATTTACCCAATTAGTAATATTAGTTGTTTCATTACCTGCTTGATTAACTACGTTAGCTGATGGTGGAGAAATGAATGCTACACAATCTTTACGTGAGTTAGCAATACTAATAACAGTTTGTTGAATTGTTACATCAGCAGCACCGGTAATCATTAAAGAAACATCCACTTCGTCAGGATTTGCAAAATAACTCCAAGCATTTGCTAAAACAGCATCAGTTGGTTGGTCGTCAGCACCACCACTTAATGTAACAGTTTGTGGAGTTGATAGAGTAGCAAAGCTTACACCAGCTGTAGGTTGACCCCAAGTAGAACTTGTTGTGCTATAACTTGGTGGATCAATAGCGTAGATATACTTTGAATTATTAAAAATATAATTTTTGTAGTAATTTGAATTACCTAAAGCATCTACACCATCAGAAGCTTTGGATAAAAATTGGAATGTTTCTAATACTGTATTCTTTGTACCAGTAATTAAACCAGTTGTGTCCATAACAACAATGTGGATTTGGTCGTTAGATGCACCAACAGTATTTGCTGTTATTGATGTTCCTGGAGTACCAGAAAAATAAGAAGAAACATTAACACCATTAATTCCCCAACTTGTTGAGAATGAAGCAGCGTCAACAACAGAAACCGTTAAAGAGTTACCTAAAGCACCAGAGTAACGAGCAATAAATGGTCCGTATGTATTAGCATTGGTTAGATTATTCAAATATGTGTATTGAAATTGATCCTCATTAGTAACTTGTGTAGCTGCACTGGTGTTAGCAGTAGCATTCTTACCATTTACACCAACAGCACGAACAACTTTTAAATTATTACCGTATGCTAAAAATGAAGAAGCGGTAAAATAAGATGTTGCTGTATTGTTATCTGGTTGTTTAAATCTGTTTACTAAATCAATTTCACTTGAAATTTGAATTCTTTTATTTGCTGGGCCCCAATTAAATGCTCCAACAAAAGCACCGGCTGTAGTCAGTACGGAAGGAACAACTGTTGTTAAGTTGACTTCAGATACGGTTACGCCTGGAGAGATTGAAAACGCCATTTGTTATCTCCTTGAATTATTATGTTATTGGCAGTTATAATACCATTACAATATTTATGTAAGGCCATATTTAGAGATTTTTCATCATATCTCTAATAAAGCCCCCATATGTTTCTCCTCCATCGGCTAATTCCCATAAATCACCATCTAAAACTTCAAATTTATGTTCTAATCCATCTTCAATGATGGGTGCCGGTAAAACTTCTTCATCTAATTGATTCAGATTTTCTAATTGAATTTGTTTTCTGATATCGTGATTAACAATTTCTCTAAAGTATTTTTGTGTGGTTGCCCAAGAAAACATCACTAAACCCATCACCATATCATCATTTGCATCGGCTTCAGCAGCAAAAGTTGTTTTATCTGCTACAAAAGTGGTCAATTCTGAGATGGTATCAAAATCATTAATGATTAATTTATCAGTTTCAATTAATGTTTTTAGGTTAGAACAACCAATTCTTTTAACCTGTGTAGACATTTTAAGGCCTAATTGTACGCCTCGAGCAAAACCACCAGATA